AAGGCACGGCCTTCTTCCAGTTCTTCTTCATCCACCGAATCAAGGCTGTAAGCTTTAATTACTTCCCTTTTATACAGCGCATCTAATTGTTGCGGGCTTGCTTTCGGAAATTCTCGCCTTAACTGATGTCGCATCACGTCTTCGGCACTCATTTTACTGTAATCCGTTGTCAATTCCTGCAAATACTCTTTGATGTCGCCGCCGGATTCCCATACGTTCAAAAATGCTTGCATTTTGGGGTCAAGATCATTGAACTTTTTTAGGAACCCTACCGCTTTTTCATCGTAACCCAATTCCTTTAATACGTCATCGGGTTGCTGATTTCTAAGAACTTCCTGCCAATTTGGTTGTACTGCCGCTGGTTCAGCTTTTGGGGCTTCCTGCGGGGTTGGCTGGGGAGTTTCTGTTGCCTGTTCGCCATTTGAAGTTTCTGTCGCTGTCGCAGCGGGAGGCACTTCTACGGGCTGGGAGGTTACTTCATTTCCCTCTTGCTTATCAATAACCGGCATTGCTACCGGACTATCTGTGTTGTTCAATACACCGTGTTTTGCCATCATTTCGGCCACGCTTACAGTAGCCCCGCCGGTATCCGGCAATTCAGTGTTGTAGAATTTTTTAATCATAGCTGATTTGGTTAACCGAAATTAACTACTATTTTGAAAATACACAAAAATTTTTTACCTAACATTTTGCACCGCAACGGATTACCCTACTTGTCCAGTCCCATTTTTATCTGCAAATTCAGGGTAGCAAGGTTATGATGCCGCTGATACTGCTGCGCCCCTTCATAGTAAGTCCTTCCTAAGTCATTGTGTGTGTTAGACTTAACTACTATATGCCGGGAATCAACAAGCCCATTCAACCATGCCCTCATTTTTTTCATTTCCGGCTGACTTGTCCACCCCGGCACTTCCCCGACTTTTGGAACAGGGTATAGCGACTTTAAAAAATCGTTTGCTTTCACAAAATCTTCCTTGCCGTTTTTTTCAAGAAATTCTACCAGTTTTTGAGTATTCATTTGTTTTATTTTTTTGCAGGTGTAGCGGGTTTTTTATTAGCCAACCTTTGCTTTTCAATGGCGGCTTCCGCTGTTATTTGATCGGATATGATTTGGGTTTGAGATGCGATTTGCTGCGATACGACTTTGGCTTCACTTGCGGATTCTTGGGTAAGCATTTTGGCCTGTGCCGTTTCGCTATTCATCTGCTGCTTAATACCTAATTCCATTTGCTTCATGGCAAGTTCGGCCTGCAATCTCATTTCTTCTTTTTTCAGGTCGGCCATAATCTTCATCTGTTCTTTCTGCAATTCAAAGTCATATTCCACCTGCTTTTGCTGCCCTTCGAGTTGTGCCGCCATCATTGCGGCCTCGCTTGCGCCACGATTGTTTGCTTCAATTTTTGCAAGTTCGTTTTGCTGTGCTATGTCTTTGTTCTTTTTGACCTTGTATGCCCAAATTTGTTGTGCTTGTTTTGGGTTGTGGCTATTAACCAAAGTGACGGCATCTGAAGCGTCTAAGAAGCCGTTAGCAATATCCTGCTGCATTTGCTGAAGCAGCCATATTTTTTGCTCGTCTGTTGTTTTTTCTTGCAGCATGATGCCGTAGTCACGGGAGGCAATGGACGGCGACACTTTTATGAATGTAAGTGTGTTTTTATTTAATGCCCCCTCATACGGTGCATACCCTTCTATTGATCCTTTCTTTACCCCTTGCTGCATCCGGCATAATACATCTGAAGCCAAACATTCGGTAAGATAGTTTTCTGCAAACTGCATTGGGTACAGCGCATCATTGGTACTCATGTTTGCCGTCTCGTATCCCGGCACAAGTGTTTTTGGATTAGGTGTGCCACTTGTAATATCATTGTACCCTGTGGCCGCCTCTATCCTTTGGACAATAGCAATTAAGTCCTGATAAAACATTGCCAACTCACTTGCCGCTGTGTTTTCAATAGGTATAACCGGCTTCCAATTAGGGCTTTGCGGATTACCTGCGGCATCCTTGCTTCTACCTACCAATACCCCTGTTTCAAAAAACATTTGCAGTAGTTCCTTTGGAGCCATGTTTTTGCCGCCCTTGCTCAATGCTACGTTTTCGAGTGCATCAAGGTCAATCCACCAACCGGACGGCACTGCCCTATTTTTGAAGTTTTGTATTTTCAGGATTGTAAGCTGGTATTCGTCAAGGTATGGGATAAGTCTTTCCATAAATCCTTGTGCTTTCATTTCATAGAAATTGTAAGCAAAGAATTTGTACGGCAAAGAAGTGTACGCTTTGGTTTTGGGGTTGTTTGTTGTTTTTCTATCTTCTTCAAGCCCCCAATCGTAGCAATGTTCTGTTCCGATTATCCACTTGCATTTGTAGATTACCTGCACTGTTTTGCGGTCATACTTATCTGACTTTTTGCCCCTGTTAAAATCGGCTTTTCTGAAGTCGTTGTTCCCGTATTCGTCTTTTCCTTTTCTGTAAACGTAATCGTTGTAAGAGTAAAAGCAAATGTCAAGCACCTTGCATTTAAACTTGTCGTATGGCTTAATGATTGTGTTTTGCGCCCCCATCATTTTAGGGTTACCAAACTGCCCCGTAAGGCTATTGGCAAACTCTGTAAGTTGTTCCTCTGTAAACAGTTTATTCCCTTCTTTGTCCGTCAAGGTCGCAAGTTCAATCAGCGGCACATCAATCAATTCCCCTGCGTGTATAAGGTCGCTAAAGTCGGATTTGCGGCAATAGTTGGTTACCACGCATTGCGGGTCAACCCTTCTGAATTTTGCTTTATTGTCGCTTCCAAGCCATTCACGGTATCCACATACGCCGTAATCAAATAAATCTTCGTACCACCAACGGCGGACAATCTTGTATTTGTTATCGTAAAAGCCTAATGATATGGCAAGTTCGGCATCTTTGCTGCGGTTAAACTGTTCACCCATGTTCATGCGCATTTCCAATTCCTCTATGTCCATAGGTTCGCCGGATTGCAGCTTAATTAATGGGTGACTGCCTAACTCCTGATTCGTTTCCATTATCAACTGCCGCACGGCCAATTTAGCCCGTAGGTCGGCATAGTAATCTTCCATTTCAGATTTGGCAAGCATATCTATTGGGGTTGCTACAATCTGATCTTCGTCTCTCATAAGACGGGATATTGATTTGTCCCGGTAGGTGGATACGATAGGCCGTACCGACCAATCCACGGTAAGCCATGTATTGTCCGTGATCGGGTCAACCCCTAACCACCTTTTATACGGCGTTATTGGCTGCTTGCCTAAAGCGTACATACGAAACTTGTCATAGTCGCCGCCGTTATTGGCGAACATACCTTTAGGGTAGGAATAGCTCCAATCATAAAAGGCACTTCGGGCATACTGCATACACCAGTCTGCATTTTTTTTGTCGGGGGCAATTTCATGCTTTGGATAAGGATAAGCACCGCCTTGTGCTAATTGTGTGTATCTCATAGAATATTATATTGCTTTGTTATAGGGTAAAACTTCTTCAATGTTTTTTACGACTGATTCCGGCCTTACAAACTTCCTGCCGTGTACGGCAACAAGGGTAATACCTGCCGCCATTGGTTCGTCAAATACTTCTGTTTCTTCTACCTTAAAATCTAACCACCCTGTTTTCTTTTGCATCAAGGTTGGGAAGAAAACTTTAGAAATGTATTTGTTGATATATGATTCGGTGTAGTTGCAAATGGTTTGCACTACCGAAGTTACAGCATTAGTTCTTGTGTACAAACCGGGTTCTACCTCTCCCGGCATCCACATTAAAAACCCGGAACTATTCCAATGCCCAAAATCGCTTTTCCAATGGTTTACGTTCCTTTCAAAAAGCACCTGACAGCCGCACCACCATGCCATTTTTAAAACCGCCCTGTTTGATATTGCCGTCCCTTCCGGCCTATCTGCATACCTCAATGTGAACATATCATCATAGGTATTGTCAGGGAATAATGTATCGGGCATTTGGTAGTAGAAGGCTGCACAATTAGACCGTCTGTTATCTTTTGTTTTATCGTACTTAAATGGGTCGCACCCGATCCTGCCGCCATAATTATAATTCGGTATAAATTGGCCGTTGTTAAGTGCTACTGCATTGGGCATCCGGGGCATCCACCCTTTTACTTTTTCAAATTCACCATTAGGGTTTGGTGTCCAAATAAGTTCGTTTGGCACTAACTCTTTTGTTCCATTATGATCTGTTTTTTCAATCAAATATTCAAACCCGTCTTTCCAAACTAAATCGCCACGTTCAATCACTTCTGACAGCCGCCATTTTATCGTATCCAACTGCCCGTTTATAATTTCAGGATTATACAATGTTCTTAACCCATCTGCCGCAAATGCTTCTTTAAATGTTAACGGCTTTTTTCTTTTAATAGATGAAAGCCCCCTCATATCCCCTTCGTCAATATACTTTTGTCTCTCATTCATTAAATACTCTCTTGCCCTTACTTTATCAGGGAAGCCGTATTGATCGAAATACATATATTTATCCGCTGGCTGGAAAAACGTATAAAGGCCGCTTATCGTCATGCCGTTATCGTTTCTTACCAATGGATTACTTTGTCTGGTCAGTTCTTCAAACTCTTTATTTTCATCTTCTCCTTCTTCAACCTCAACGGTTGTAGTGAACATATGAAACCCTTTAATAACACCGTCAATGATTGATGCCATCTTTACTACCCGTTGCCGTTCTTTGACAGATACCTCTTTTCTGGTTTTGCCCGTTTCATCTGATATGTATGTATGCAATTCAGGCCCATCATATGCACCTTCTTCCGAAGTACCTACGTCTATCCATGATTCAAGTGCTTCTTCGGGTTCTTCTTGTTCTGCTTGCTGACCCCTTCTTGACGTTGCAAAAAATTTCAATTCATCATTAGGGTCATCCCCTTTCATTAGGTCATACGTTGGTCTGTAAAAGTCAGGCAGCTTTCTCCACGGTTGTACAAATGCTTTTTTAAACATATCAGTACCATCCGTATCTGTTTTACTTTGTATGCCGCAATGATGAAACGGAAGTCGGGAAGTTCTTTCGTATGCAACGCATCCTGTTCTGCCTGTTTTGCCATTTTTACGCTGCGTTAGTTCGTTTGTGCCAAGACAATATGGGTCGCTTTGGCAATATAAATAAATATAAAACGTCTCTCTATCCGGTTCACGGTAATCCATTCTTTTACCTTGATACACCCACCAATTAACATACAAAT